CCGCATCTACGCGAACACGACCGACAACGTCGCAGCCGACAACCTCGCTTCGGGCGCAACCACGACCAGCAACTTTACAGCTGCATCGGTCGGCGACCCCGCAGTCTGGGCGGCATGGGTTGCAGGCGCAGCCGCAACCATCCTGTCGGCATCGAACGGCAACTTGCCGACCCACATGTTTGTCGCGCCTGGTGTGTGGCAGGACTTGCTCGGCTTGGCAGACACCGCAGACCGCCCGCTGTTCCCGCAGATCGGCCCAATGAACGCATTCGGCAACCTGACCCCTGGCTCGGCAAGCGGCAACGCTTTCGGCCTGCAGGTCGTCGTTGACCGCAACTTCGCGTCGGGCACGCTGATCGTCGGCTGCGCTCCCGGCTTCGAAATCTTCGAGCAGCAGAAGGGCGCAATCTCGATTGACAACCCGTCGACAATTTCCCGCACGATTGCATGGCGCGGCTACTTCGCCACGTTGATGATCGACGCGTCGAAGTTCGTCAAGGCCGCGTTCGTCTGATCCTGACCCGCTGACCACCGAGGAGCTGCAAAATGGCTGTGTTCACCCTGACCCACGCAATGCGTCAGGACAACTATGCCGTTTTGCAGACCTTGGAGGCCACAGAAATTGGTATCGGACAGTCGATCACCGTCGCAGGTTCCACGGGCTTTAACGCCACCTACACGGTGCTCGAAGTCCCGACGCACTATTTCACCGGCGTTGACGACGAAGGCGACTTCACCTACGACTACGACATACTGATCACAAATCAGCTGCTTGTCGCGTCTAACGGCGACGACGTTGCCCGTGACTCAAACGCCGGGACAGTTACCTGGACAGAAACGTGCACATGGATTGTGGCAGCCGACGTTACGTCGTGGCTTGGTATTTCCGTAGCAACCGCCAACGACACAGCCTTCGTTGCGGTGTGCACGGACGCCGCTAACGCTTGGGCCTACAAGGCGCGGAAAATGGCTGGCTACCAAGCCGAAAGCCTCAGTACCGCGCCAAGTAGCGCCGCCAAACTCGGCACGATCATGTACGCCGGAGCCCTGTACCGTGAACGCGGCTCCGTCGACTCGTTCGCATCATTTGGAGAGGTCGGCGGCCCTGCGCCGGTCGGCTCAATGGGCCAAATCATGCGCCTACTCGGCATTCGCCGCAGCCAGGTGGCATGACATGGCGGCAACAGGCATTTTCGCGGAGTCACGCACGGCAATCGTCAACGCATTGACGGCGCTCAGCCTCGCACCGGTAACAGACCCGCGAAATGCCCGCCCGCTATCCGTACTCATCAACCCTCCCACGTTTGACGCCTTCACCTACAACGTCGGCGACATCCGCTTCGAACTGCTGATCCTCGCCGCCCCACCAGGCAACCAAGACGCCGAGGACTACCTCATTACGACCGCTGACACCATCATGGGCTCAACCACGCTTGCCGTTACTAGCGGCAGGCCCGTCTCTGTGACTGTCGGCGATCAACAAATACCCGCTTATTCCCTGACAGTCGCAATCGCGGCAAGGGGAAATTAACCAATGGCAACCACCACCTTCCTGTCAAACGCGACCGTCAACATGACCGTCGGCGCTACGACATACGACCTTTCCGACCAGTGCACCGCCTGCACGATCACGGCGGCATACGACGCGCTCGAGATCACGGCAATGGGTGATACCGCGCACAAGTTCACCAAGGGGCTGCAAAACGTCGAAGTCAGCCTCACGCTGTTCAACAGCTACGGCGCAAACGAAGTCGAGGCCTCGCTGTACGACGCAGTCAATACCGGCAGCTGCACTTTGGTCATTTCGCCAAGCGGCACCACCGAATCGGCCAGCAACCCCGAATACACAATCACCGGGGCAATGCTTGCCGAGTTCACGCCGATCAACTCGACCGTTGGCGAGCTGTCGACCCAGGAAGTCACGTTTACTGGCGGCACCTGGGCCCGCGACATCACCTGATCCAACTAACCAACCTCCAACCGTGCAAGGAGACAAACTATGAAAATCAGCATCAGCGTCGACACCGGCAGCGGCCCCAACGTGGTCACCACCACGCTTTTCAACGTGATCACGTGGGAACGCAAATTTAAACGCCGCGCCGGTGACCTGGCGGCAGGCATCGGAGCCGAAGACCTCGCATTCTTGGCATACGAAGCCAGCAAAGCCGCCGGGCTGACCGTGCCGCTCATGTTCGACGAATACGCCAAAACGATTGTCAGCCTCGACGTGCTCGGGTCAGACGATCAAAACCCTACGCCACCGGGAGCTACAGCCGCGGCCTAGCCGAACTGCTTGTAGCGACCGGCTTCTGGCCTCCAGACATCCCGTTCGAGGCCCGAGACATGGCAACCGCAATCGACGTAATCAACAAGCAGAGAAAGGGCAGCAAACGATGAGCACAGTCCGCACAGAGTTTGTCGGTGCAGCTGACGCCATCAAAGCCCTACGCCGTCTCGACCCCGACTTGCGGAAACAGTTCACCAAGGATGTCAAGCAGATCGCCCAGCCGATTGTCTCGGCAGCCCAGAACGCTTACCCGGCGGAATACCTCTCGGGCATGACCCGCAAATGGTCGCCTCGAGGCCGCCAAATTTTGCCGTACAGCCAAAAGAAAGCCAAATCGGGTGTGCAGGCCCGCGTCGACACCAAACGGGGCGCTACGGCCGTTATAGCGGTCGTTCAACGCGACGCAGCCGCAACCATCATCGACATGGCAGGCAAACGCAACGCCAACCCGTTTGCAACTGCTTTGGATCGGTTCGGTCGGCCGTCCCGCGTCATGTGGCCCGCAGCCGAACGCAACCTCGACCAGGTCACCCGCGAACTATCGTCAGCTGTTGACGACGTTATGCGCCAGACCGCAAAGGAACTTGCCTAATGGCAATCAAAATTCCGCTGATTACTGAGTTTGACGGCGGCGGCATTGACAAAGCCGTCAAGCAGTTCAAGCAGCTGGAAACAGCCGGCGAAAAAGCCCAGTTCGCAATTAAAAAAGCGGCGTTACCTGCAGCTGCCGCGCTTGGTGCCCTGGCGATTGCCGGAGGCGCTGCTGCCAAAGCCGCAATGGAAGACCAGAAGTCGGCGGCCGAACTAGCCCGCACATTGAAGATCTCAACGCAGGCAACCGACGCACAGGTTGAGGCCACCGAGGATCTGATCGGCAAAATGACTTTGGCGACCGGGGTCGCCGACACTGACCTCCGCAACGCGCTCGCCTCGCTGGCACGCGGCATGGGCTCGGCCGACCTCGCCCAACAAAACCTCAACCTGGCACTTGACATCTCAGCGGCCACCGGCAAAGACCTCGCCACCGTCTCCGAGGCGCTCTCAAAGGCTTACAACGGCCAGACAACGGCACTGGCAAAACTCGACCCGTCGATGCGTGGGCTAGTCAAGGAAGGCGCGTCGTTTAACGAAATCGGCACCATCATGGCCGAGACTTTTGGCGGGGCCGCCGCGACAGCTGCCGAAACCGCCGAGGGACGTTTCAAGCGTATGGGCACCGCTATCGGCGAAGCTCAAGAGTCGATCGGTGCCGCGCTCATTCCCATCATTGAAAAACTGCTTCCCTACTTGGAAAAGGCTGCGACGTGGATCGGCGAAAACACCGACCTGGTGGTAAAACTTGGCGTTGCGTTTGGCGCGATTGCGGCGGCTGTTGTCATCACAAACACTGCAATGAAAGCCTGGACTGTGATTACGACGGCGGCCACAGCAGCCCAAACTTTGTTCAATCTTGCTATGTCGGCCAACCCGATTGTCCTGGCTACGGCAGCCATCGTCGCCATCGGCGCGGCAATCGTCCTGGCATACAAAAAATTCGAGCCGTTCAAAGAAGTTGTCGACTCAATCGGCAAAGCCCTTAAAGCCGCATTCACCGGCACCGTCGACGCCATCAAAACAGCCGTCAACGCATACATGGGCATTTACAAAGGCTTGTTCAACGCGATCGCAAAGGCGTGGAATAACACGATCGGCAAACTGTCGTTCAAAATCCCGTCGTGGGTGCCAGGCATCGGCGGCAAAGGCTTCGAGGTACCAAAAATTCCCGAACTGGCCAGCGGCGGCATCGTCATGAGCCCGACGCTGGCACTGATCGGCGAGGCAGGCCCAGAGGCTGTCGTGCCGCTTGACCGCATGGGCTCAATGTCGACCAACGTCACGATCAACGTCAACGGCGGCGACCCCAACGCAGTGGTCGACGCTCTGCGCCGCTACTACCGGTCCAAAGGCCCAATTCCCGTGAGAGCGTACGCCTGATGAAATCGTGGGAATGGCGCGCCCAATACGAGCAAGACTCAACGTGGTACACGCTGGGATCAATCCAAAACGTTGACATCATGCGTGGCCGCCAACTGCAAATTGACGATTACAGCATTGACACCGGCAACGTACGCGTCTTGAACCCATCGACGTGGACCGACCCTCCCAAACTTGGTGACCCGATTTGTTTGTACGTTTACGCGCCAGGTTATGTCACAGGCGTCGACGAATTCCCTATGTTTTGGGGACGCGTTCGGGACGTAAAAATTGACTACGGCATGGTCACAAATGAAGATGTGGCGCACATAAGTTGCGAGGGTTTGCAAGCCGATTGGGGCCGGGCGCAACTCAATGCGTTTGCGTTGACGCAACAAAAAACCGACGATGCGGTGTTGGCCGTCGCCACCGAAGTGGGTTTGTCGGTAGCGCAATTTTTCGGCAGGTCAACGATTAGCGCAATTACTTTTACTGGCAATGCGCTTGATTTGATAAACACAATCACCCGAACTGAGGAAGCCCGAATGTTTGCCTACGGCGCAACGATAACGGGCACCTGGTACACCTACTGGTACGGTCGCAACACCGTGCTGGCGACTGTTTATTACATGAACGACGGAACGTGTGCGACCACATTGATTGACCAAAAATACAACGAAATCGAATTCCGCAGTTCGGCAGACAACTTTTACAACCTCGTTACAATCACCCCGGATGCCGTTGCTGCCCAAACGTCGACAGCAGGCACGACGCCGCTTTACGCCTGGCAAAAAGACACGCTCGATTATTCCACTGGGCAAGCCTTAGACCATGCAACGTGGGTCCGCAAAAACTTTGAAAACAAAAACCAAGCTATTGCGTCAATTTCTTACACGGATTCAATTCAACCGGAAACCAGCGGTACTGGCGCGCCAAACGCGACGCCGTTGGCTTTGGCACAAGCGCCCATCCAAAACCCAATGCGGATTGGGTTCCGCACAACGTTCTATAACGTCATGGTAGAGGGCGTGCGTATTTCCGCTACAC